GTGTTGTTGTAGGATGCCTTCAATGAATCAAGGTATTGGGCTATGTCATCATCACTCATGGTGTCAAGGTTTGTTGTCTTGATTTCTTTCTTATCAACAAGGTACCCTAACATTTGTGCCTTGAGCCTGGCAGCTTGAACCGCTGCACCTATTTGCCCTCTGTCTCTAGCTTCTTGGATCATGGAGTCAATAGATTCGATCTCCTTGTCCATAGTGTGAATGGTTTGTTGATGTTGAAGTGAGCGTAATCGATCAAGGGCCTTTAATATTTTATCCTTCTTTAGTAGGCGGGTAGCTTGAACGTGTGCTGCAGATTGAGCATAGCCGGCTTCTAAAGCCGCTTGTTTCTTACCGAAACCTTGAAAGATATATTCAACAAACTTCTTTTCCTTGTCTGATAAAATCTTACTTTCGGCACTAGTAAAATCAATAATATTATCTGGTCCTTTATCCATAGAATTATCTATAAACTAAAAGGCCAGATAAGTAAATACTAGGTTTTAATCTTCTTTCGGTAAGGGTGAATGAAATTCACCTTTCGTTTCTGTTAATGTTATTTCTACTTCCTTGATAAGATAATCATGCGTGGTCTCGTCTCTCTTTTCGAATACGTGTTCTTCTGCTTCTTTTTTAGTGGCGAACAAAATATAATGAGATATCTTGTGAGTTTCTTTACGCCATCTAACAAATCCATTTGAGTCATATCCTTTTAAATGCATGAAGGGTTCATACCAAGCTACTGTAGGAATAGAATGATGTAGATGCCATTTATCTTCAAATTCATCTTTTGTAATATGTTTAAAAGTATTATCTGTTGCGTTTTCAAATACTGCGTATGCTTTCATTGTTAACCTTTCTTCTTTAAGTTTCTTTATTATAAAATTTTAAAAAGCATTTTTAAACATTTACTTTAATCACTAGTTACACTTTCACCAGTGTAATGTTCTCTTGCTATATCTTTACCATCTTGATAACCTCTTTTGTAATCTTCAGATTCAGGCTCTTCATAGACCTCACCCTCTTTTATATACCTCTTGTCTCCTAGTTTTCTGCGTCTTGCTTTTAATGCGTTAAACTGTAAATTGTTATATTCAGCTTGCTGATCTTTATCTAAATCAGCCCACATGATACCCATTTCATTTATTGAATGTTTGAAAGGGTAGTTATGACAAAAGCCAGGGAGTTCGTTTATATCGTCCATACCATCGCAGATCTCAAAAGCTTCTACAAGTCTTTGTAGTCTAAGTATTGCTTTATTAACAGTGTCTATCTGTTGATATATCGAAAACTTAATGCCAGCTTTTCTTGCTCTATCACTTAATTTAGTGCTAGACATAAAGCTACGTGCTGCATCTTCTATGTTACTATGTAACTGTGCTTCTTCATCATACATATTCTTTCTCCTTTTGTTTATTATAAATTATTTAACTACCTAATGAAACATCTTTAAATTCTTTCATGTAGTATCTGTCTTTCCATAATCGGCTATCTTCAAGTGCTGGACATATAGTTTCTAGCATATCATAAAATTCTCTTTTCCCTGTTTCAAAATCTTTGCAAGGTATATTTACAGAGATATTATAAAACCTAGTTTTATCGTTAATGTCAATAGGGTCGTATGGTATCTGTGCTCTACATTTAAGTATCATGTTGAGTTCTCCTTAATGTTTCTCTTTCTTCTTGTTCTACTTTATGCTTATGTTTCCAATAAGTCGGTAAGAAGTGGTTTAAGAAAAACCATGTGCTAGTTCTACTAGGGTGTAGAATTTTACTAATATGTAACATATTCCATAAGTCGGCAACTTCCTTAGACATTAGACCTTTGCCTATGGATAAGGAAGTTACTGGTGAGTTAGCAAATTTTTCCCATTTGCTATCGGGTTTAACCTTCTTTTTTTTCATAATATTTATTATAAAGTAAGAATTAACAGAAAGAACCCTTATTTACTTTTGTGAGCATCTATTATTTTCATAATGTCACTAATATTGTTTTTAATTATGTCTGTGATATTGTCGTCTAGGTATTCACTAATCTTGTCTTCAACAATAGTTTCAATATCTGCGTTGTTGATTTCTTCCTCAACCTTTTCACATACCATATCGTTGATGAGATCTTCTACTGTGTTGGCCATAATATTCTCCTTTCGCCTGGGCGGTGGGTAATAACATTACCCTTATAGGTACCGCCCTTACCTGTCTCCGGTACAGCTAGTTGTTGACTTATAAACATTTCACTGTGTACAACAGTTACGTGCCGTTTAGTCAACTAAAGAGCCTAGCCGACCCTAAGGTCCTTTACGTTGCGTTTTAGTCGTTTTATACTTGGTACGAACCAAAGTCCTATTGAAAGGCTTACACCAAGTCATAGCGCCGCTATTGAATACAGTTAAAAGTAGCTACCATAATAACTGTATTCGATAGCATTTAAACAAGGGCCGGAATACGACCCTTGTCAGAAAAAGAAAATAAGTAATAAATTATATTATTATTAATAATAACAAAAGAAACCTTTACTTTAAAGTAAATGTCGCTTTAGGGGTCTTGCTAGCCATACCCTCTTTATCTCTATCTTCTGTAGCAATAAAACCTCTCTCCCTATCCCAATCGATGTCGATAGTTCTACCGCCAGATGCTAAGAAATCTCTAATGGTAATACCATTCTTGTAGATCTCAAACATCTTATAACCCTTAGAGCCTTCTCTCTTTGGGTTCTTTTCAACACATAGTTGAATACGAGCATCTCTGTCGTATTTATATGTTCCTTGTTTTTCTCTAGGAGTAGGTACAACCTTACTCTTAGCTTTAACACCTTTAGCTTTTACTGCTTTAGGAGTTTTAGATTTACCCTTGTGGGTACTTGTAGATAAAGCCATTTGCTTTCTCCTTTCTAATTGTTATAATATTATAATAAAAAACAGCCGTAGTAAACCGATATATTAATTTAAATGTAGGAATACAATAGCACTTGCTATTATTATTATCAATGTCGTTAAGTCCATATAAACCCCTTTCTATACTATATAGAGGCCTTTTTATATTAATACAATATATCATTTGGCCTCAGAATGGCCTCCGTGTGGATTGCCTGGATTGCCTCTAGATTTCATACTAATCCCGTTACTATTATTAGTATACAATAATAATAGAGTATTTGGATTAGGGATTGCCATTTCGTAAATTATTTTTACTGATTTACTCAATTGCTTTTTTAATCCCTAGTATATGCGGGTCTTACGACATACTCATCTGCTAATACTAACACTAAGCCTCGTAATTGACTAGCTGTTAAAAAGTCTAGCATTGCCGCTTCTTTTACCAATGACATCTCTTCATGGGTAAGTCGATAATCATCTACCACATTTAATTTATCAAATATGTTAGTTATTTTATCTTGTAGTTCACTTGGATTTATCATATAATCCCTCCTTTTCTTGTCTTTCTAAGATTAATTTGTGTAGTTTCTTGTGTAGTCTTTGTTTATATCGTCTATCTGTAACTAAACTAACACTACTGAACCACAATGAAGAGTTTAATTCCTGTAGTTCTTTCGTGCTAAATCTAGTTAGCAATTCTCCTTTCTGTTTATTTTTAAACTTGTATTTACGTTTAGGTCTATCAACCTCTTCAAACTTATCTAGATGTTCAGTTACATATTTAGATACCGTAGAATATCTACGATTGAGTGTAGCAAATCTTTTATGGTTTATTACCCCTCGTCTTTCTATGCCATCTACATCTACATAGTTTAGTATTTGCCTAGTTAGTTGATGCCTGAGCCTTAACTCTAGCCTAAATAGTCTAGGAGGTAGGCTATATATACTCATATGACCTTTAGTCATGTCTGCGATTCTATCTCCATGTCATGACACGCTGTCTCTACAGCCCACCAAGCTAACATGTTCTTGAATTGAGTTTCCGACCAGATATTATCTACATTATGAAAGTGGTTAATGTAAGCAATAATACCGTCTGCGCCGTAACCTAATGTGCTATCTTCTAACATAGACCATATATCTTTACTAAAATGGTCGTAGAACTTAACAGTATCTCTGTAGTATATTAACTCATTTACAATACCACCTTCCATACCATGCTTAATTACTTCTGCGATTTGCTCTTTCGGTAGATTAACCCGAACCCATTGAGCAACGCTGTCGTATTTATGTAGATCGTTCATCTTTGACTTCAACCTCCTTCTCAATTAGAATCTTGCTCATAATTGAATTAAGGCATTTTCTTAAAGTTGCTATCTCAGTACACATATTAACGTGAGCACGAAAGATACCCTCTAATTGGTTCTCTATCGAATCTGTGCTAATACTTTCTACACGATGTATAGTTTTAACTTTCTGCTGCATTATCTTTCTCCTTTAATTTATTATAAAGAAATTCTTTACCATTAGGAACCGATTTCTTCATATAGTCTTGGACAATATGGTTTAAGATTAAGTTCTTTGTAATCTTTCCTACTATCCCTTCTTTTTCCGCACGGCGCTGCCAGTGATATTGAATTTTCTCCATGCAAGCACTCGTGATGTCATTGAGGTAATATACCTTCTTGTTTCTCATATAGCCACGCATATAACTGGCCATATAGTCTTTATCATTTGTTGCCATTTAACACTCCGTATAATTCCTCAAGGATCTCAAATCCTTGATAGTCGTAATAATCCATGAGACCGTTAAACCTTTTAATAACAATCTCGTCTTTGATATTATTAAGCCATTCTCGAACATCTTCTTTATCACCCCATTTCGTATCTTCGTAACAACGAAAATAGTAGTAGCCTTCAGCCTGAGAATAACCGATAACAACTTCTTCATCAAACATTAGTAGATCCATATTATCTGGCCTATCACTATGAAGAATACGGCTCAAGTAATCTCGAACCGTATCTAAAGCTTTGTATTGGCCGTTCATAAACGGTAGCCCTCTAATATAACAGCAGGACCTACGATAATGTCTTCTAACTCGTGATCTTTGGCTTTATATTTCCATTTATAAAAGTCGTGCCATAACTTAGTGGCAAGTGGATTCTTAGGGAAGTTGTAAAGTTTACCCTCTTCGTTAATAACAATAGAACAAGATCTATCGTTTAGTCGGCCAGGTAATATTTGAATATAACCACCGACATGGCTTTGTAGTTCCTTAAGATCAGGCTTCTTATCGCTGATAGACTTAGGGAGTTGCTCGTCTGTAGACTGAACAACATAGACTGCTTTTTTAGTCATGTACTTTCTCCTTTTTCTTTATAATAAAAAATTTTTAAAACAAGTAAAACAATAATCTTTTACAAGTAATCTTCAATGATAGTTGTTTGTACACAGTGAAAATCTAACTCTACATGATCCCCTAAATCATTTAGTTCATCTTGCACTGTAGCATAGAACTGTTGACAGTCTTCTACTGTAGGGTGAATAATTGATGAAGCCATGCGAACACAGCTCTGATCAACACCTTCTCCTAAACATAACCAACCAACTAGAAACCATTTTAACATTAGTGAAGTGTAATACTATCTCCTGTATCGAATATAGGAAGAGCATTGAGATCAACATTCCTCATATATAACTCAGCATGAGTTCCTTCATCGTCAAGGAGAAACGTAACATACTTTACGTCTTCTCTGTTTACTACATCTTGTACTTCTTTTACAGGGAAGTTCAT